GTAGATGACATGTGACCAGCCATACACTTACCTGTTGCTGTCGTAGGTGTAGCGATGTTATTGGTCTTGTACATGTTAAAACCACGCAGCTTACCAGAAGATACCAAACCATTACGGATTGAACCCTGACCAGCATTGTAGTCAACAGACAGCAGTTTAGAGCTAGACTGTGAAAGAGCTTCATAGAATGCAGGTGAAGCTACAAACCAACGACCTTCTTCTGGAATGTTCTGGTCATCAAGAAGACGAGCCATACGTGCCATTACATCAAGAGGATCAGCAACATCAATCAAATCGATAGAGCTTGTGGTTTCGTTAACACCGGCAGTACCAGCAGCAGCATCAGCACCAATAATATGGTCTGGGGCAGTAGAGGATACACCAGCAAACATAGAAGCAAGTACACCAGCATCAAAAGCATCACGCAGAGCGTAAGCAGCAGATGAGGTAGCAACATCGCGGAAGTTAACATGTGACATATTGGTTTCAATATCGTCAACAATGAATTTGAAAGCGTTAGCAATATCAACAATCAAAGTAACTTCTTGGTCAGTCAAAGCAGTCTTAGTTACATCAGCGCCACGCTCATACTGATAAACAGAGATCTCAGGCTCTTTAATGATCCGTACACTGTCACCGAAAGCAGCAATCTCGCCTGCATAGTCAGTGTTGGTGATTGCTTCAACTACAGAAGCTTTACGGAAAAAGTTAAGTACCTGCTTGGAATATACTTTTGGCAGGAAGAAAGAATTAGTCTGACCTGCTACTGAGTTACCAAAGTTACCGTTTGTGTCTGTTGCTTGTTCAAAATATTGATCTGATTGGTTAAAAGCCATATTGTATTACTCCAATAAAAGATAAAGTTATTTTACTACTCTGCCTTCTATCATAGCCTGACGAATTGCATCTTCATGCTTATCAAACTGATCCAAAGACATCTTAGCAATTTCTGTTTCAGTCCAAATCTTTTGCTGGCCGGGATCTACTCTTGTTGTTTTTGTAGATACCATGTCAGCGGCTGAATTATTAGATTTAGACCGCTGTCCTTTCCCAGTTTCTAATTTATAAATATCGATAGCTTTAGAAGCTAAAGAAGCATCATCAGGATTATTGTACACCCAATCCTGAATTTGACGAGGTTGTTCCTTAGCCCACGCATGGAAGTTGTCATCACCCCTAATATCTTCAAAATCAGGATGACGGCTCTTCAATGAGTTCTCAGCTTCTCTTCGCATAATCTCAGCTTCTCGCTGTTGTATGGAAGATAACTGTTGTCGTAAGCCTTGAACCTGTTCTTCACTACGCATGTGAGCAACAGTTTCTACGGTGTCATACAAGTCAGGATAACTCTCTCTAAACTTTGCAAGATCTTCAGTGTTCTTAGGGGTGCGGTATTCTTGTTGAGACTGAACCCGTGACTCAGCTAATAGTTGCTGTTCTCTTTGCTTAAACTCAGAAAGTTTATTATCATAATGTTTCTTTAAATCATCGTATCGCTTTTTATAATTTCCTTGTGTTTCAGTTGGCTCTTTTTCAGGGGCCTTTCGGGTAGCCTGTTCGCTTACTGAATCTTCGAGGTATAAACTATCGGCGCTACTTCTATGAGGAGCATCTGGCGTATGCCAAGACTTCTTCGTATTGTAGGGGTTGGATTGTTCTTCCTCGATTGCTGGGTTAGACATGTTACTCTCCTTTTACGGGGCTTGGTTTTCAAGGTAGCCAAATCAAAACGTCTTCTGAAGAATTGGGGCTTGTACTACAAGGTAGCCGTATAAATTATATTTTCTAGTAAGTCTTTACGCTGGGCATTCGATTAGCACCTATCATAGTTTTCTTGATTTCTTCATCTTGAAAATTATCAGGTTTACTTAAAAGCCCACCATTAGCCTTACGTGTCATTAAACCACCGTCATATGCTTTCTCAGCTTCGTCCATCATTGTTTGAAGCTCATCAGCACCGATTTGATCAGTGGCTTTCTTTGTCATAACAAACTCACCGTCAGATAGTCTGGCGGGTATAGAGTCTGATACACCTGTTCCGGGGCCTTCAACTTCTCCAGCCCCAGAGAATTCGGAAGCGGTCAAAAGAACTTTGTCAAAAATAGCACTAAGTTGTTCATCACCTTCCAAAACTTTCATAAGATACTCTTGTTCAGAAGTATCTAAAGATTCTGCAATTACAGAACCCATGTAATCTTCTTGCATTTCTCCGTCTGGTTTCTGAGACTCTACAGCCTCTTCCATCTCATCTTCAGGGATATTAGGATATGTATCTTCAGGAACTTCTTCTTCCATCTCCATCTCTGGAGGAACCATCAATGACCCGCCTTCAGCACGTTTAGTACGTGCGCCTTCTTTGGCCACTTCAGCTTTTGTTTTCGGACTTACATTTTCTGTTTGTTGTAAGAAATTCTTTTTAATAGCTTTCTGCTGTTCTGGACTATCAGCAGCTTTCATTTCTTCTTTATAGCTTTCTAAAAGCATTCGATAGCCATCAACTTCATTATTCTCTTCCATAATCTATCCCCTTTATTTATTTTATTCAGAACGCTCAATGCACTCTCGAACTGTTTCCTTAAGCTGTAGTAGCTTAACCAGAGAATTCACTTTCCCCTGACTGCGGAACAACTCCAGTTCCGATGTTCCCACCGCCAGTACCTGTAGCTCCAAGGTCTTGAGGTTGTTGAGGTGTTCCTTCAGGGCCTCCCATAGCTCCCTGTTGTTCACCAGTGGGGCCAGTTTCCGGGCTAGTTGCTTTTCCAGCATTGTTTTGCATTCCTATAATTTGAGCCATGAGTGCTGCTTCTTCAGGATCATTGATCAGTTCATCAGGATCAAGATCAAGACTATAAGCTAGTTCACTAATAAGCTTGTTCATTTTAATGAAAGGTGCAATAGCTGGATTCTGAGCAGTTTGAAGGAACATAGTAAGTCTTTGGCTTCGTACTTCTTTCTGCATAAGGCTATTAGTACCTGTTGCTTTTACTTCTAAATCACCTTTAATACCTAGCTGAGTCTCTAAGAATTGCATGTTCCATTGGAAGTATGCTTCACCCATAGGCTTAAGAAGGAAATCATCGAGGTTCTTAATAACAGTTTTAATGTTAAGTGACGCTGCACCTAGAAGCATTGACATGCCTGATGCAGTTCTTGTCATGCTCTGAACGCCTGTTTGACCGTGTGAATAGCTAGGAATACCTGTCTGTTCGTCTGCAAGCTGACGGAACTTATCAAACATCATCATGTTTTCTTGTGATGTATTAGGAAACTTAAGACCATTAATAGCTTGTCCCGGTACTCCAGCTTGACGCCTAAAGATCTTACCGGGGTATATTTCCATAGACTGACCACCTACAAGGGCAGTTTCATCTACATCAAATACAAGTGAACCAGATAAAGCTAAGTTATCAATAGCCATACGTGCGTGACCATTCATAATCTTTTGAGAATCATCCATGTTCTCTGCAACACCAATACCAAAAAAGCTATAAGGATTACGTTCGTAAGGGAAAGAATGGTAAGGTAATCTAAAAGGTGTAAAAGGATTTATAACTGCTCTTAACATTTTACCGTTACAGATCCAAGCATTAATCTGTACTTCGTCTAAGTTATCAATTTCTTCTGGAATATCCATACCTACTTGACGAGCATATTCAGCATCCATCACGCCCCAGTATTCTAGTACTTCAAACTGTTCTGAGCCATTAGCTTCTGAACGCTGGTCATCTTTAAGAGCAGTCTCGTAGTCTTTCTCAATATAGTCAGGGCCAATTTCTAAAGCTTCTCTAATGGCATCTTTAGCGAAGTAAGGTAGCTTAGCTAAAGAACGCAACTGAGTCCTATTCATTTTATGACGATGAAAGATATATTCGCATTCTGCAATATTAGTAGCGTTGGGATCTGGAAAGAAATCCCAGATGCTTACGAATTCAATACGTGGAACACGAACGACAAGAGGATTATAAGTACGACTTCCGTCTGTATCTTCTTCCCATCTATTAAGAGTCTTTGAAAAGTTAAAAGGGCCTTTGATAATTCCTGTTCCAAAGAGCGAAGCTTCAAAGAGAGAGTTTCTAATTTCACTTGAGCCATTAGATTCCTCAATTTGATCATGTATTAACTTCTCCATTCTTCGTGCAGCAGCTTGGGCTGGTTTAATTGTAATAATTCCGGGGCCTGACTTAACACCGTCAGTTGTAATGCCTTTATCTACCGCTGCTTGTGCTGAGTATATGGCTTCTTGCTTGCCATTATTGTAAGTTGAACCCGGCGTTAGATCTTTTCCGTCACCTTTAAATCCAACATCAAAAGGATTTTCTTGTACTGTTGGTGTTGTTTGCTCAGGTACAGACGTTTCAATACCCGGAAGAGGATTTTGTGCGTCTAGATGAGCATACTCAGAGCTTCCTTCAGGCATCTTAGTTTCACTAATACCTATCGGAAACTTATTACCGCCAAAGATAACATCAACTAGCTGACCAAAAGCAGCCAGTACCTTAGTCTTAGTTACTTTAACAAAAACACGAGACTTTTCAGACTCCCTAAACTTAACATTCTGACCGTATAAGCCACGATAGTTATGATATGCAGTAATCCAACGATCTTCGTCGGCCTTACGAGCAGTCTCAGCTAACTCAAAACGATTCTTAAGAAGACCTACAAGATTGTTACGCAGGCTTTCTTCCAAGGTCAGTATAAGACCTTGTTCATCTTCTACCTTTTGAAAGTAGAGTTCGTTAGCTGTTAATGTATTTTCTTCCATTACTAAAACCTTTTAGAGAATGTTACGCTTGCATTTGTCTTACCTTGGGAATCTTTACCCGCTGAAGCACTCCAATTACCTTTACTTACAGATGCACTCTTATCTCCCCAATTACCTTTATTAATATTAACACTTACACCATTTGTTGTAAGACCATATCGTTTACCTTGAGGGCTTTTAGAATAAGAAGCACTTTTATCTTTATTACGTACAGTGATACTTTTTGAATCTTGCTTTGTATTTTGACTAACTGAAACATTAGGGGAGTCGTAGCGTAAATTTAAACCTTCTTGCTTATTACCACTGCCAGTTAAACCGCCTTTATTATATTTAGTTTTTTTCATATTAGAAGCCTTTAATATCCAAAAGTAGTGTCAGAAGGTTCGTAGAATCTTTCTCTTTTAATATCACGCATTCTACCAAACACATCATTAATACGAGGTCGAGACATTATTAAGTATCTCAAAGCGTCATAAGCGTGATCAGGAGCATGTGTATCTACATCTTCTGGCCTTGATTTATCCAGAGGAATACTTTGAAGTTCGCGTATCAGGCTAGGGCATGTATTAAATATTTGTAAACGTGGCCTTCCGCTTTGCTGTATCTTCAAGTATTCGTGGATTTGAATCTTCCCTTGTATTCTGTTCTTATCTGCCCTTCTAAGCTTGTGTCCTTGTCTTACTAAGGTTTCACCTACCGTTGGGCCTGTTGTTCCTGTCTGTGACCAAGCTGCTGTATCCAGTACACCTGAGACATTAAAAGGGTCTTCTAGTTCCATTGCTGTTACTAAGTGACCTAGATCTTCGCCTGTCAAGCCTTTTTTATATAATTCTCTATAAACAATTAGTGTACCGTCACTAGGATCTATTGCAGCCCAGATACAGGCTGACTCACTTGCATAACCATAGTCAATCCCTTTTAATCTTTCCCAGTGTATAGGAATTTCAAAAGGAGATATAATATGATGATCTAAACTAAACTCTGTAAAAGCTGCACCTTCGTTAACGTCCCAGTTACCTTCTAAAAGCTGCCTACGTTGTGTAGGAGGCAGAGCTTTAAGCATCATTTCATATCTACCGTCAGAAGCTAGATAAGGATTATCCTCTAAACGAGCAGGTATAAACTTACGACTTAACCCATCTTTACCCATAAAGCTGGTATTAGGGATGTCAGCATCAATATAACGCTTCTTAACCCAGTGTGCGCCTACACCGCCGGGGTTAGCCGTACATCGCATGTAAGGTATAATCTCTGGGTCTGTTGTTCTTAACCGTGAAGCTAGGTAGTTCCAAGAGAATTCTGTAGGTAGATGAGTAATTTCATCAAAACCTATCCAAGAGTATGCTTGTCCTTGATAACGGTAAACGTCTGCGTCCCTTTCAAGGAACCCAAACTCTACTTTAGCACCACTTGGGAAGTTCCAAAGCTTCTCTACTTCACGATACTTACAACCGGGAAAAGCTTTAGGGTATAACTCTCTACTTTTATCTATTAGTTCTCTTAATTCAGGCATTGAACGTCTAATGATCAAGGCTCTGTGAGCAGCTCTATGTGCATAGCGAAGTGGATCTACCAACATTGCATAGCTTTTACCACCTCCAGCCGCCCCACCGTACAGAACGTCTGTCTCGCCTGCTGCTAGGAAGTCTTCCTGTGGGCCTTCGTTGGCCTTAAAGATAACATTCTTTGCTTGAGCCTTTACAGACGGAGCGATCTGCTCTACGTCTTCGGCAATCAATATCTTACCTGTTTTGGACTTAAAGTCACTTGGCTCATCTAGCTTCTTATAGACTTGTTCTTTAGTCTTGAGCTTATTCTTTGCCTGCTTTAACTTCTTATTGAGAGTGTCAACAGTCTTCTTACGCTCTTTAAGAGATCTTCTTGCTTCCATCTGAGCTTTAACTTCAGAATGGTAGTTGTACTGTTTCTTGGGGTTAGCTAGACCAGCTTTCTCCATGTAGTTCTTTAGAGTTTGATATGTAATAGATACATCTTGACCCTCTAATTTACTTTTAATGTAAGTAACACCCTCTCTAAGAGAAGGTATTTCTTCAGAGGCAATCATTTCTATTGTCTCTTCCAAAGCTTCTAGATGCCCCGGTACAGCCTCAAGGAGTCCTAGCTCTTCATTTAACACATAACCAAAAGGTATCTTTCCTCTGGCTTTAGGTCTAGTTCTAGGAAACTTCATTGTAATCAGCATCCTCTATTTCTACTGAGCTTTTGGCCGGTAGAATAAACAAAGTACCTTGACTACTATCCACAGTATGATTAACATCAATTCTATCTGCTTTACCTAATCCTATACGATCTAGGATGGTTTGAGCAGCCTGAATCTTAACATTAGACTGAGGTATTGCTACATCAGAGTTCATAACTTCAATAAGCTTAAATGCAGCTTGGGGTGCAGACTGAGCGAGGACTTCAGAGGCTAACTCTATCATCTCTTGTTTAAGTGTTTTTATGACTTGAGAATAGGTTCCTTCAGAGTAACCTGCCAGTTCTGCTGCTTTTTTTGGATCACCTCCGGTTTTTAAAAGGTTATCGAGAAAGCTTAGCTGCTTCTCTGTGTATTCACGCTCTTTTGGTGAATTAGGTAGATACTTAGATATATGTTGATTCATGTTCTTAAGTATACTGTTGGATTCTACTGTTGTCAAGCTTTTTATTTTTTTATTTATTACAAGAAAAGGCTTGACAGATCTCCATTCTAACATTATACTGAATTAACAAGTCTTTGATAGGTATCTTCTAATATATTTATTAAAGATTACTTTTAAAGCTTTTAAAGGTGAGCGCAGCTTGAGCAGCATCCTTGTAAAGTTGACAAGTTTAAAAAGCTTAAAAATGTATAACCACGTATTACACCCCACCCCGTACCCCCCCCGGCCACCTGCCCCCCCTGTAAAGCTGTTAGCACTTCACCCCTTCACAAGCTTGTCAGGCTTCGCACCTTCTCAAGACTGTTAGCCCCCTTTACAAGCTTGTCAGGTGTCACCCCTTTTAAAGCTTGTCAGGTGTCACCCCTTTTAAAGCTTGTCAGGCTTCGCCCCCTTGTAATATTGTTTGACGGTTTAAAAAGTTTTAAAAG